AATTGATTGTGTTTGGGAGTTGTAACAAAAGTTATAGTGACTTTGGAATGGGACGGACACGTCAATGTACGTCGCATTACTGATGGGGTAAGACACTTCTCTTGCTATTGGGCCCGTAATTGCTGTTCCGGAGTTAACAGATACTGATCCATATTCAAAGCCGATGCCGCTCATGGCGTCGATTATAGGTACACTTGGTGTCAAAACATCACGGTTGTAGAACGGAACAAAGAATACTTGTGGGAAATCACGCGGTCTGCCTTCAGCATCGCGGTTCCTGAAAAGTCGGAATTTTATTCCTCCGGCCCAAGCGGCGAACAATGCTCGCCAATGGCTTTGGGGTTGAGTGGGGATATTCAAGTTGTATCCCAATCCCTCTCCTGAATTTCCTGAATAAACAGCAAATTGATCTAACGCAGGATTGTTGATTGGAACCATTCTGATATATCTCCTCCCTACCTCATGAATGTCGGAGACGCAAAATTCAAACTTTTCACCGATTTCTAACTTGCATACTTGGTTCGGTCGTGATGGCGCTTCTTCTTTTGTGACACTAGTCGACGGCATTTCGTCTATGTTTTCTGTTGTTTCCTGGCGTTCTTCATCAACTTCAGGACCTTGAGCCTCAAATGGGGCGTACTCTCTCAACACTGCTGAACCATTGGGTAAAGAAGCAAAACTTCTTTGAGTGCTGGGATCGAACGAACCTGGAAGATCAATAGGATCGGTCATGAAGGTGACGAAGGACGCATCTTTTACAATCATCACATTAGTTGGAACGAATCTTATCGTTTGAGTACCTGTTGAGTTTTGAAAAACCATTACAAAACCCACTTCCGCAAGGTTGGCGAACTCGTAGTTACCTTCAGGAGGTTCATCTCCTAACCAGTCCACCTCTCTGAGCGGAACTCTACTCACTGTTGTTGAGACACTTTCCAAATTATAAAGTGTTGATCGGAAAAGCCGCAATCCCCGCATAACCCATGATGGTATTGGATCATACTTCAGATAGTCGTTCCACGTGAATGGTGACGCTGGTGAAGGGACTGCAACTTTTGGATTTAGGATTCTCAAGAAAACACAAACTTCAACGCTTGGTTCGACAGTGTCAGGCGCAATGAGAGCGTTGGCGATATCAACGGAGAAAGATCCCAAGGAATAATTCTGTATCGGGTCAACCACATTCTCACCCTGGTAAGTTCGTAAGAACTCCGTTTGTGCATTGTACTTAACAAGCTCCCGGTGGACGTAGTTAGTCCCCTCAGAGTTGGACGCAAAGTTCATAAGAGAAGCGTACGTCGTGTTCTGGGCTCCGGGCAATACTGACGGGGCAGCATATTGTGTAACAGCGCGCAAACGCATAGAGTGATATTGTGTTTGAACCGCCACAAAAGTAAACTAAAATCTGCTTT